ATTTATCAACTTAGTTTTACTCAAGCCTTCTGGTGATAAGTTGAGTCGTGCAAGGTCAATGCAAGCTCGTATGAGAGCAGGAGCCGTTAAATTTGACACGTCTGCTGATTGGTATCAAACATTTGAAGATGAGCTGTTGCGTTTTCCTAGAGACAGACACGATGACCAGGTCGACGCTTGGGCCTACATCGGTTTACTCTTAAACCAAATGCAAGTAGCTGCAACTCAAAGTGAAGTCGATGAAGAAGAATACAGGGTTGCCCTTCATGATTTCGGATATGACCAAGTTGGACGAAACGCTGTTACAGGATATTAATGAAACTAAATACCGAACTTAACCTAGACGAGATTGTCTCCCTTCCTAATATCGCTGAGGTGTTAGATGATGACGCTCTTAGCACAATTAGCTACAATGTCTACAAAGGCTTCCAAGCTGATTTAGAGTCTCGTTCTGCTTGGGAAAAGCGTACTGAAGATGCTATGAAGCTTGCTCTTCAAGTAGCCGAAGCTAAATCATTTCCTTGGCCTGGAGCATCCAATGTTAAATTTCCACTTATTACTATTGCTGCTTTGCAGTTCCATGCTCGCAGTTATCCTGTCCTTATCAATGGGGAAACCCCTGTTCAGTGTCGTGTAATAGGCGACGACCCTACAGGTGCTAAAGATGCACGTGCTCATCGTGTAAGTCAATTTATGTCTTATCAGATTTTAGAACAAGATACTACTTGGGAATCTGAAATGGACCGAGTTCTTATTTCCCAACCTATTGTTGGTTGTGCATTTAAGAAATCTTACTTTGACCCAATACTTAAATACAACGTTTCTGAACATATTCTTGCTAAAGACTTTGTTGTTAACTATTGGACTAAGCATTTAGATACGTCCCCACGCATTACCCAAATTCAATACCTATCTAAGAACGACATCTATGAACGTGTAGCTCGTGGCTTGTGGTCTGAAATGAAGGAAGGTCGTCCTGCTGCTGTTCCTCAGTCAAACATGACTTTGGCTCAGAACAAAGCTCAGGGCATGTCTGCTCCTGACTCTATTGACGATAGCACTCCATACGAAATCCTCGAACAACACACCTTCATTGACTTTGATGGTGATGGCTACGCTGAGCCGTACATCATTTGGATGCGTCGTGATACTAAACAAGTTCTACGAATCGTAGCTCGTTATTTTGATACTTCTATTGAAAGAGATGCAAAAGGTAATGTCCTCTCCATCAAAGCAGAAACGTACTTCACTAAGTTCCCTTTCATTCCCTCACCTGATGGTGGATTTTATGACCTCGGTTTCGGAAGTCTTCTTGGACCACTTAATCAGAGTATCGATACCCTTCTCAACCAGCTTATTGACACAGGTACGATGGCCAATACCGCAGGTGGTTTCTTGTCCAGAGGAATCAAGCTCAGAGGTGGTAACTACAACTTCGCACCACTAGAATGGAAGCACGTTGACACGACAGGTGATGACCTTCGTAAAGGTATTATGCCTTTGCCAGTTCGTGAGCCTTCTCAGGTTTTGTTTACATTGCTTAGCATGCTTATCAACTACGGTGAGCGTATTGGTGGCTCGGTTGACATCCTGTCTGGTCAAAACCCAGGACAGAACACTGCTGCAGAAACTACAAGGACAATGGCTGAACAGGGAATGAAGATTTTCTCTGGTATCTTTAAACGTACCTACCGTAGTTTGAAAGATGAGTTCCGTAAACTGTATCGTTTAAATCAACTGTACCTTGTAGGTATTGAAGATTATAACAGCGACCAAGGTCAAAACTTTATTGATGCTGATGACTTTTCAGGTCCTGTGTCTGATGTACGTCCTGCAGCAGACCCTAACATTGTTTCTGATACTCAGCGTATTCAACAAGCTTCTGCATTGCTTCAATTAGCTTCTACAACTCCAGGTATGAATATGTATGAAGTTCAGAAGAATTATCTTAAAGCAATGAAAGTAAATAACATCGACCAGCTTCTTCCTGACCCTAAAGGACCTAACGCTATTAAGCCAGGACCATCAGAGAAGGTACAAATCGAAATGATGAAGCAACAAGCTAAACAAGCTGATATGCAAATGAACTTTAAGCTTGGTATGATGAAGCTTATGAAAGATGTAGAAATTAACCAAGCTAAAATTCATAAGTTAGAAGCTGACGCTATCCTTGCCGTTGAGCAAGCAGGTGGTGTTAAAACTGGTCAAGATATTGCAATGCTCGATGCTCAAATTGGAGCAGCTAGGGCACACAATGAAGGAGTTCAAACTGCTTTGAGAACCATGATGGACCTCGAAAAGCATATGAATGATATGTCTCCACCTCCACAGGTAGAGGAACCAAAACCAGAGATGTAATAAGGAGGTAGTATGGCTATTGTAGTAACAGAGCCTGAGTTTAATGAATGGAAAGCAAGTCGTGTAACACAAGCCTTTATGAAGGCAATACACAATGACAGAGAGTGGTTAAAAGAAATGTTGTTAGCAGGAACCGAAGATGATGCGAGCATTCGAGGACGAGCAGCAGCATGTACAGCTATTCTAGCTTTAGATTATAACGAGTTAATGAATTCAGTAACGGAGAAAAAGGATGACTAACAAGTCTGGCATTACTCCACTGTTTGATAGGATTTTAATTAAGCCTCTCGAAGTGGAAGAAAAGACAGCTAGTGGAATCATTATCGCCACTGCAGAAACAAACGAACGAGAACAGCTTGCAAACACCACAGGTGAGATTATTGCCCTAGGTGAAGAAGTTCCTGAAGGTGTTGTTACAGTAGGTATGCGAGTAGGTTACGCTAAGTATGCTGGTTTGATGTACAAAGGTAAAGATGGCTTAGATTATCGAATGATTAACTATGACAACTTAGTATGTAAATTAGATGATGACATGAAGTTGATTGACCCTCATCTATTAAAAGGAACGAAATAATGAGCGAAGAACTACAACAAGAAGCACCACAGGAAGCTCCAGAAGCTTCTCAGTACGAGTCCGAAGCAAGGGCGCAGGGCTGGGTAGCACAAGAAGAATTTCGTGGCTCTGAGAGCGATTGGGTTGATGCTGAGACGTTTGTACGTCGTGGTAAAGAAATTATGCCAATCCTTCGTAAGAACAATGAGAAATTGCTTAAAGAATTAGGTGAAGCTAAAAAGATGGCTGAAGAAGCACGTGAGACTGCAAAAGAGTTTCGTGAGTTTCAAAAGCAACAGTTTGAGCGAAAGACCAAAGACTTGGAAAGTCAATTAGAGCAACTGAAGCAAGCTAAGCGTGATGCAATTACGCAAGGTGATGGCGACAGAGCAATTGCAATTGATGATGCTATGGACGACTTGAAAGAGCAACGTCTAGAAGCAAAACAAGACTTAAAAGCTGCTGAAGATAAAGCTGCAGAAGTTCCACAAGTTACTTCTGACCCTGTCCTAAATCAATGGATGGATAAGAATGACTGGTTTGGTAAAGATACAAGAATGACTGGTGTTGCTAATGGATTAGGTGTTGAACTCCGTCGTGAGAACCCTAACCTTAATGGACAAGCTTTCTTGGATAAACTAGACGAAGAACTAACAGCAATGTTTCCAGAGAAGTTTGGTAAGAAACGTGTACAGAATCCTATGGAAGGTTCCTCTAACGGAACCGCTAGACCAACAGTAGGTTCTGGAAAGAAAACTTACGCTAACTTGCCTGCAGATGCTAAAGCAGCTTGTGATAAATATGTTAAGCAAGGTCTTATGACCAAAGAAGCTTATGTTGCAGAATATGAATGGGATTAAGGGAGAAAGAACATGACTGAAATTAAAAAAGAAAAAGCTGTACCAGAGTCTACTAAGGTAGAGCGTCCTCGTGAACGTAAAAAGGGCGTATTTAATGGGACTCAGGGCAAGCTGCAAGTAGGAAACCAAATTGAAGGGTATCACTTGCATATTTTCAATGACACACCTGGGCGCATCCAGAATGCCACTGAAAACGGTTATGAGTTTGTTCACCCAAGCGAGGTAGGCGGTGTTACGGAGAATGTAACTTCACGTAATACTGACATAGGAGATAAGGTTAGATTTTTGGTAGGTGCTGGTGAAAAAGGCGACCCATTGTATGCTTATTTGATGAAAATCAAACAAGAATGGTGGGACGAAGACCAGCGTCAATTACAAGAACGTAACGACAAAACTGATGCAGCAATCCGTGGTGGTAAAACACCTGGCGTAGATTCTACTGGATTCTACAACGCTGGTATCAAGGTTAATTAATTCATTCCATAAAGGAGTTTTATAAATGGCAAACGTAAATGCCGTGACAGGACTGTCGCCAGTTGGCACAGTTACTGGCGCACCCTTCAACGAGCAAGGCTACCTCTACGCTATCGCTAACGACGCTTCTAACACATACGCTATTGGCGATATTGTTAAGTCTGCTGTCGGTAACGATGCAAACGGTGTAGCTCTTGTAACTAAAGCAGCAGCAACCGATGTTCCATTGGGCGTTATTGCTTCTATCCGTGTTGCTAACCCAGGCGTAAGCTTGCAAGGCACAAACATTGACTTAGGTAAGTTGTATATCAGCTTGTCTTCTGGTTCATACACTTATGTTTATGTAATCACTGACCCTAACGTTGTTTACAAAGTTCAAGCTAATACTACTGCAAATGCTAAAGTTGGTTCTACTGCAGTTCCAACAATCACTGCAGACCAAACTTCTACTTTGTCACAGTCTTCACCTTTCTCCGCTACATACGTAACTGCTGATAGCTCTGCTACTGCTGCTTCTATGTTCCAAATTATCGGCATGTACCAAGACCCTTCAAACGTTCCTGGTGCTTACAATGATTTGTTGGTTGTGTTTAATAAACACCAATATAAACAAGCCTTCGGTGCTTAATTAATAGGAGATATATAAAATGGCTGGTGTAATTACAACTGGTACACATCCCAAGGCTCTATGGCCTGGTATCAAAGCATGGTGGGGTCAGGTTTATGATGAGCATCCAGAAGAGTACATTCATCTCTTCGACAAAGATACTTCTCATCAAAACTACGAGGAAGACGTTCAGTTAACTGGTTTCGGTCTTGCTCCAATTAAATCTGAAGGTCAAGGCGTTCAGTATGATTCAGAAGTTCAAGGTTTCGTAACTCGCTACACACACGTTGCATACGCTCTTGGTTACATCGTAACTA